GTGCTGGTTAAATCGCTTCGATTAAGATAATCAGCAATGGCTGTTTTTAACTCTGCATACGTCATACTCTTCCTTTCCAAGTCCTAAACAATCTGTTATCGGGATTGTTTAGCCACTGTTTTAATTTCTTCTTGTCGTTAATCCAACCTTCTCGTAAACCTTTTTGATAGATCACCAAAGGGATCTCAGCAATGTGTCTCATCTCTTTGCCTGGCGTTTGTTCGCTCAGGGTTTTGCAATGCTCAATTACAGGAGTAACGTCTTGGTGAGATTCGTAAATAAACTGATCGTCCTCTGTCGCAAACTGACTGGAGAGGCCGCTTGGTTTAACTTCTAATACTGTTCTTCTTGCCATTTTGAAATAGTGGGGCGATTGCTCACCCCACTAAATTACTCACTTACGATGTAGATAAGTCAGCAGCTAGACCATGAGCTTTCTCATTAGAAACCTCTAGTCCGTACTCGACCACAATCATCTTAGTGACAGCGTCACCGATGGTTGAAATATCGATAGTCTCAAAGTCTCTGAGATAAGATATTTTGGCCATATCAGGATCGATGAATAGTGCAGTTCTGCCTCTACTGAAGTTAGAAGGCATTACTTTCAATTCGCCGAAATCACCTGAGTAAACACTCACTGAGGCTTCGATCGCTGTTGCATCGATCATCTGCCTAGCAGAAGCTCGTCCAGTGAAACCAGACACAACGCCTTTGACATGAGAGCCGACAACCAACATAGTTGGTTCGCCGCCGTTATCAAAACAAAGTTGTTGTACGTCTTTCAAAATGGCTTCTGTGAACGCTCTTTGCGTGCCGTCAGTTGGAGCAGCGCCATTACCAGCACCAGCACCATTAGTGCCCCTAGAAACATTGGTTTCAATCCAAGTTTCAAAGCCACCAGTCTGTCTTGCTGTGGTTGCGTTACCCGCGTTTTTGGCAGTGTTTCCACAAATGGTTTTTTCCATATCACGCTTTAGGGCTTTAGCCATAATTGCGAGTTGGTGAGCCATTTCTGTTTTCTTACCGGCCGCGTCTGATGCGTTTTGTGAACCCGTCACGGTTGCATCTCTGCTTGAGATTTGACATACGTTGCTTTCTCGAACCGTTGCTGTTGAAGCAGCTCTTGAAAGTTCAAATCCTTCGAGTTGTCCCGTAGCTGACGCTGAAGGCAATGCCTCAGTCTGCCAGTCGAATTGGACGTTTTTTACATTATTTTTTCCGATAGCACTCATTATGGGCGTGGAAACTGGTGATATGTTGTAAATCAAATCACTCAAAGCCTCTCTGTCAGCAGTAGCGCTATAGGAATCAAAAGCATTAGTAATTTTTGCCATGCTAATTCTCCTTCTAGTTGCCTAGAAATAAAAAGTTAAATTATTTGTTCAAAGACCTTTGCCGCATCCTGGACTTTCCCAGATTTGGCTAGGCGTTGCTTAGACCTTTTTAACGGAGTGCTAGTTTTTTTACGAGTAACCGATCCAGGTTTTGCGACTCTGGTTTTAGTCGATGACTTCTCGGCTGGTTTCTTTCTGACTGCTTTCTTAGTTTTACTAAACCTGTAAGCATCTCTTAAACCTAACAATAATCGGTAGTCATATACTTGGTCGATCTCTTCTGCTGTAAATCCAAGCTCACTTACCGCGTAATCTCTGATTGCCATTTTTTCTTTAACAGCAACCTCGTTATCACGCCAGGTCGGAACCTTTTCTAAGATTTGTGTCTCTCCGTAAGTTAGATACGTTTGTAACTTTTCAGCCTGTTTTGCTTGTGCTTCTTTTTGAAGCCTTTGCTGTTCAGCCTGAGTGGATTTCAACAATTCTTGTTTTTTATTCCAATCCTCTTTTTGCTTGACATACGCTATGGGATCTTCCTCATAGAGTCTTTCAAAATCGGGCTCGTCCGCTAAAGACTTTAATTGGGCCTCTAGCTTTGGTAGCAACTGTTTATAAAGGTTTTCGCTTTTTACCAAGTTTTGCCTTTGTTGCTGGATCGTCTTGCGTTCTTGAGCAATCGCTTGCGTTTTCTTGGTGTAATCTTGCTGCCGAGAGTATCCAGACTTCAGTTCATCGAGGGTCACTTCGACTGCATTGCCATCAACTTTAATGGCGTATCGAGGTTCCTCTTGTTCTTCTTCTTCTACCTGTTCTTCTTCAAGAGTTTCGTCTGCTGCTTCTAGCTCGTCATCGTCTTCTTCGTAATCGTCATCGGCTTCGGCTTCTAATAAAACTTCTTCCTCAACGACTTCTTCTTCAACGACCGCTTCTTCAACGGACTCATCGCCTTCTGCTTCAATTTGTGCTTCTTCTGGGGATTCGTTTTCTGAATCCAGGTACGCTTCAAATGAGTTGGCGGCTTTTTCTATATCTGTTTGTAAATCCAATGGCTTTGCCTTGTTGGTCATAGTAATTCC